GGAACTCTGCAACTTCATCCAGGACATTGCGCCCCCTGCCCACAAACGACGTAAAGTGTTGCTGGTCCCACGCGACTGCTACAAGAGTACCATTGGGTCGAAGTCGCTTCCTCTCTGGATCCTCGTACAGGATGATTGGTGTGGCATTCCAGGTCTCGAGCACAGGATCCTCCTATGCAGCTTTGCGGCAGAGAACGCCCGTAAGCAGATCAAGTCCATTCGCCAGCAAATTGAACGAAACGAAATCCTCAAGTGGGTGTACCCAGAAATCATACCTGACCTCTCTTCCACCACTTGGACAGACTCTAACATCCTGTTCCCAAGAAAGGGAATGTATGGTGAAGACACTGTGGAAGCTGCTGGCGTGGACACCCACATCGTCTCGCGCCATTACACAGTGCAGATTAAGGATGACCTGGAAGATAAGCAGGCGATGGAGTCTCCGGCTGTTCGAGAACGTGTGAAGACCTTTTACAAAAGCGCCGAAGCACTATTCGTGGATGAGCGACAGGCGTACGACCTGCTCATCGGCACACGTTGGGGTGTAGACGACTTGTACTCGGAGATTCAGCGGAACGAGTACGAGCACTATGAGTTTATGACTCGCCCCCTACACTGGACACGCGAAGACCTCTTGAGGGACTATAAGGACGCAAGCGAGTCGGGTCAACCTCCCACGTTCAACATGGCCCCCAATGTCTTCGCGCCCGACCCAAATAAAACCTACTTCTTCTTCCCTGAGCTCTTTCCTCAGGAGTCCTGCGATAGGTTGCGAGCGAAACAGGGCTCGTTCATGTACTCCATGCTCTACCTTAACAACCCGAAGGACCCAGCGAATGCTGAGTTCAGGGAGAAGGATCTCAGGTATTTCATTTTCGACCCTGAGGGAAACCTACTCGTGGAGCATCAAGGGGAGGAGAAGCGTGTTGTTCCTATGGACGCTCTTAAGCGGGTTCTGTTTTGGGATCCTGCTGCATCAGATCTTGATAAGAAGAGAAACTCTCGCAACGCGATGGTGGTATCCGGGATGGATGGAGAAGGCAATCTATATATCATCGACGCCTTTGCGGAAAGGAACAACCCAGCCTTCCTCTACGACAAATTCATCTCGCTCCACCAGCGGTGGTTCGTAAACCGCGCGGGCATAGAAGCGGTGAACTTCTCCAGAACGTTGAAGTTCCCTCTCTATCAAAGGATGAAACAGAGAAACCACCATTTCGCGGTGGAGGATCTGACACCCATCAATGCGAAAGAAGTACGAATCCGCACTCTTATCCCCTATAGCGAATCCCACTCCTTGTTCATACGAAGGGGACTTCGAGACTTCGTTGAAGAGATTCGAGGCTTTCCTGTGTTCGGTATGCGTGACCTTGTCGATGCGGGAGCAGCATGTCTTGAACTACTGGGCAGACCAACGGGAGTTGGTTATCAGGGAACTCCTAAGAGTTACACTACCCAACAGAACACCGACGCTTTAGCCACGCGTTCGAACGTTACGGGGTATTAAGATGCCACGACTTAAGCCCTCTTTCAAAGCTCCGCACATGAAGACGACTTACATCGCGGGGAGAAAGAAAGGGACGGCTCGACCCAAGTCGTCCATGCGGAGGATGGAGAACCAAAGGGCGAAGATGTTCGCCATGGGGAGGATGAAATGAGTGCGAAAGCCCAAAAAGAGGTGAAAGATGGAAAAGAGCCGCGCCCACAAGGAGCAGATGAGAAGCCCAGCGGCAAGGACGCCAAGCCCAAGCAGGACAACCCCAACGATGGGGGCGACGAAGGCGAATCCAAAGGCGGCGTTCGGTCAGCAAACGGCGGCAAGCGCAAGGGGGAAGCGGACGCAGCTGGTCGGAGGGATCGGCTAACTGGGGCGATGACCTTTCCTTCGGTGTACGACAAGCTCGACAAGCGGAAAGAAGACAGTTCAATTCGCGGACGTTCACTCACAAAGGAGAAATAACACATGGCACGACTCGCAGTAATTCACTTCCTCGATGGCCAGGATGGCCCTGGCATTGACAACTCGCTTCCAGGCTTCGGTGGCCGTCCGGACAACTCACTTCCAGGATGGAATCAACCGGTTGATCCGGGATACGGGCGACCTTCGATTCCAGGAAGCATTGGTACGCTTCCAGTGTTTCCATTCGATCCAACGAGACCGGATAACACGTTGCCTGGACCGACGCCGACGCCGACGCCGCCAATTTCTCTCCACCCAGGTTTGAAGCTGGTGGTGCGGTACATCGCGTGCCATGGCTTCGTCGCGGTACCGGACAACGAACTACCGGCGACCGGCGAACCCAAGTAGCAGCAGCGGACGTAGAACTTCAAACAGGACACTAAATGCCCGTTGAACCGGTTGACATAGAGCTCGACGAAGACCAAGAGAAAGAGTTGGTAAACCAACTCGACCCAGCTCTCACCGCGGCCCTAGAGGCCCATCACGCGAGACGCGAGCGATTGGCGGATTACCGCCGGGCTTACCGCGCTCGCCCAAAGGTAGAGGTAAAGTCATTCCCTTGGCCCAACGCATCCAACGTGGTTATTCCACTGGTTGCGATCTCCGTCGACGCGATCGTCGCCCGGTTCATGAAGGCGCTCTTGGCGGCTCCCGACTTCTGCGAGGTGCAGATCAAGCGGAAAGAATGGGAGCCGCTGGAGCGTGGGTTGCGGGATTGGATAACGTCTTACGTCAAGACCAGTGGCGGACGAGATAGGCTCCGTGCGCTGTTCCACGACACTGCGCTGCTTGGCGATGGATTTGTCAAGCCTCTCTGGACCGAGGAAGTGAGACAATATCATGCGTACGATCCTGCTGGGAACGTCGTCGAACAGAATATCCCAGGGTTTACTGGAGTCAAGTGGCACATTGTCCCCGCAGATGACGTGGTTGCTCCAACAGGATTCGACGAATGGGATCAATTTCCCTGGTTTGCACTCGAGTACAGGCACACCTGGCCAGAGCTACAGAAACTCGGAGAGACAGGCTTCTACACCAATGTGGACAAGCTGAAGCCCTTCTTGGGTCTTCGCCCTGACACACGAGTTCAAGTAGCCCTTGAAAACCAACAGCTCTCCCCGACACAGTCGGGTGGGAGTAACTCCCCCTCTGATGTCGCTGTGGTCTTTGAACTCACAGGTATCTTCGAGTTGCCTGGTCCACGTGACGCAGAGACTGGCGAAGCCGGAGAACCGCTGTACGCAGAATGCATCATATGCTACCACCGAGAATCAAGAACACTCCTCCGAAGGAAATACAACCCGTATTTCGGGAAGGCGAGGCACTTCGTAAGGGTGCCCTTCCTCATGCTTCCACACGAACCCTTTGGTATAGGGATCGCCGAGATGAGTGTACCGTTCCAGGAGGAATTGTCCACAGTTCACAACCAAATAATCGACGCAGCAACTGCCGCGAATGCGGGCATCTTCATAACCACACCCGATTCCTCGCTTGGTAAGAACCCACAGATCTTCCCAGGCAAAGTCGTGGTCACGGAAAACCCAGATAAGGACGTTCGTGTCGTTCATCTCTCTGACGCATCGCCCGTACTCCACGGAATGATGCAAGAGATCCTCCACATGAACGAAGCGAGGACAGGTGTCTCAGTCTACAACCTCGGAATGGAGTCTGGGATTGTCGGATCCCGGGCCACTGCTACTGGAACTACGGCCCTTATCTCCCAAGGGAACCTACGTTTTGGCATGTCTATCGACGACATTCGAGCTGCGATTGAAGAGCTGTTATATCTCACGATCCAGCAAGAACAACAGTTCCGCCCCGAAGGTCTTCAGTTGCCCGATGGTACAGTCGTTCCCCTCCCACCTGGCGACGTACGAACTGGTGTTGGGCTTAAACTAGCGCTGACGTCGGAGTCCTTTAATAAGGACATCGAGATACAGACGTTCCAGCTGCTCTTGCAGATGCTCAACGAGTACTACGCGAGGTTTATGCAAGCAGCGGCGCTCATTATGAATCCGGCCTACCCGCCACAGATGAAGGCCGCGATGATTCAAGTGATGACCGGCGCGCACAGCGTCATGAAGAGGCTCGTTGAGAGATTTGACGTGGAGAACATTGATGAGATCGTCCCTCACATTCTCTCCACGATTCAAGCGATGATAGGATCAATCAATGGATTTGGATCGCTTACGCCAGGCGGGCCTCCTCCGGGGGCTGGTGGACAAGTTCAAGGAGGACCGGGACAGATGGGCCCAGGTGCTCAGCCGGTCGGAGGAAATCCCGCAGATCAGGCAAGCGCAAGGGGTGGTCAGATACCTTACTGAGTTGTTGAGAACATTGGAAGCGGAACAGCTTCCACAGGAGAAGACAGATGCCAGAAGCAACCGCACCGGTTATTAAAGACGGAGTGTATCTCACAGGAAGATTTGCTGGACGCACGGTCCAGGAAGTCGCTGAGTACGCCTCGACATTGGAGAGTGAGTTGGATGGGCGAGCCAAGCCTCCGGTAGCAGCTCCCACAACGCAGACACCTCCTCAACCACCTGCAACGCCTGAGACTCGCTTAAACGAGCAAGGCGGTGGGCGTGTTGCTTCAGTTTTAGGGGAAGTGACAAATAGGATCGAGGCGGAAGACGAAGAGGCCTTTGCCTCCTCCGTCTCGGACTACGCCGACTTCAAGGATAGGATCAAGGGTCTCAAGGGCCAGATGGGACCAGAAGCACGGCTCCAGAAAGGCCTCACGGAGACCATCTACTGGAACCTCAAGATGCAGGACCCGGAAGTGCGGGCAAGGATGCGTAAGAGTATGGGTGTTGTGACCCCTCTCGAGGAGCATAAGGAGGAAGAGGTGCCGCCTGCCCCCGACCCCCCTGCGCCGACGCCTACGCCTCAAGCTCCTCTTTCTCGCACCTCACGGGCTATCCCGGCGCCGAGCGTCCCTCCCACATCACCTACGAGAACGGTTGTGGCGAGTAAGACTCCTCAGCTAGTAGCGCCGGACAAGATGGTCAAAGCGGCCAAGGCCTGGGGCATTCCCGTTGAGGAGTATCTCACGCAGTTGCAAGAGCGGGGTATGTCACAAGAGGACATCGATCGGGAATCCGCGTCCCGCGAGACGAGAAGGAAGTCCAAGGACTACAACAGGAGCATTTATGACCGAACGTAATCAATTCGCGGTGCACGACGCGGACCCCACGAAAGTGTACAGGTGGGTCAACACGAACGAACGTGTGTTGATAGGCCGGATGAACGAGGGGTGGAAGGTCAGTGAGAAGGACCAAATCACACCCGAAGCACGGAAGGTGCTAATGAACGTGGTTGGACAATCCACGCAATCCCCGGACGGTGGGAAGACCATGAGAGTAGGGGACCTCATTCTCATGGAAATGCCAAAGGAGCTGCATAAAGAGAACATCGTCCGGAGGAACGAACAGCGCCGGGAGAGGCAGAAGGTGTCAATGGACACGCTGATTCTCCAGGCGAACCAGTCCGCGCAGGCGGCCATGCGAGCCAAGGGGTACGACGACTCGCAGATCAGGGCACGTCAAGTGTTCTCGTCCAGCGCGGACGACAACCTCGATTCAGAAAAAGGGAAGTGACACATGGCTGACCAAGCGAGAATCGCGTTCTCGGTTGTCAGGACTCTCTCGGGCATGCCTATCCCGAAAGAGGAATTCCTTGAGGCGGCTACGCAGACGTTCAAGAAGGGGGCACCGGTTGTCCTCAACGCTGCGGGCTACATCACGGAATGCGGGGCCGATCCAGCAATGATCTTGGGGATCGCAACGCGTGACGGCCAGAACGGAACGGCAGCGGGCGACAAGAAGCAGGTCATCGAACTTGCCCACGTCGACAACTGCTTCTTAGGCAACCTCGACAATGGTTTGGGTACCATCGGTGGTACGCAGGCCACGATCGGCGCAGCCGGATATGGCATCGCCAAGCACGCAGGCAGTGGCAAGTGGTACATTGACGGCTCGGACACGACCGCCAAGCGGGTGAAGGTGTGGAAATTCTATGATGAGGGATTGGGGCTGATTACCGACAATCTGGCCCGATTCTTCTTCTCCATCGATCCGACGTACATGCAGTTCAACAAGACTGCGTAGGAGATAAAACATGGCAACAACAACAGGTGGATTCGCTACCTTGTTGGCGCCTGGTCTCTTCCGGGTCCTGTTCAACGAGATCGATCAACAGCCCAACCAGTGGATGGGCGTGTTCAACATCGATACGTCGGAGAGGGCTTACGAGGAAGACACCAAGGTCGCCGGCCTGGGAAGTATGATCAGCAAGCCGGAGGGAACCGCAACAACCTTCGACGACCCGCTGATCGGCTCGATCGTTCGTTACACCCACGCGTCGTATGGTCTGGGCTGGAGGGTCACCCGCGAGATGTGGGATGACGACCTCTACAAGATCATGCAGCAGATGCCCAGAGAAGTGGGCAGGGCCGCTGCGTACAAGATCGAAATCGACGCGTGGTCGATCCTGAACAACGCGTTCAACGCCGCGTTCATTGGGTTGGATGGTCTCCCGCTCATCCACACCGCACATCCTCGGCTGGATGGCGGCGGGACAGCGGCCAACCGTCCAACACCCGACGTGGACTTCTCCTACACGGCTTTCCAAGCCGCGATGGATCACTTCAACACGATGGTTGACGACAGAGGCAGACCCCTCGTCATTCGGCCGTCGCTCTTGATCATCGACCCCACGTTCAAGTGGGCGGCGAAGGAGATCCTGCAGTCCGAGTACAAACCGCTCACGTCGAACAACGAGATCAATCCCCTGAAAGGGGAGCTCGACGAGAATGGTTTCCTCACCTGCCGGTACCTCACGGATCCCGATTCCTGGTTCATGCTGGCCCCGAAGGGCACGCACGATCTCAACTTCTGGTGGCGCACACGACCGGAGACTGCGGAAGCCGATGACTTCCTCTCCGGCGACGCGCTGTACAAAGTCTTCGCGCGGTACTCGAAGGGATTCTCCGAGTGGCGCGGAGTGTACGGATCGAGCGGAGGGTAACACCATGGCAAAGCTCACGAAGACCACTCTGGGCTTCACGGCGCACACGGGCGGTCCCGGGGCAAAGTGCACAGGGATCATTCTCGAGGACTCCGCTGGACACCACTACGCGTTATGGGTGGCTACGACCGGTAGCCTCCGTATCGCGGGGGTCAACGTCATCGAGAATCCTGGCTTCAATCCCGACACGGATGGGATTTCTGTCGGTGGGCAACCAGTCATCCTGGAAGCCGCCAAGCAGGAAACGAAGAAGGACGTCGTCGTCGCGAAGGCAATCAAGAAAGAGTAGCAGCAGTGGGGAGTGGGAACATACACCCACTCCCCCTTTGCTTAGGAGGCAAACATGGCCGTTCAACGAAGGTCGCGGAGTATTCAGTTCACGGCTGCGGGAGACACTGTAGCGGGGAATCCGGTCCTTGCCCTCCAACAGCTCACGTTTGCAGGGACAGGTCTCACGGCCGGGCAACAGCTCACGGTGCTCGATGGCAATGGGGACATTGTGGCTGATTACGTGGTCGAGGCCGCAATTGACAACGCGGAGTTGTTACCCAATCCTCGTCTCGTAAGAGGGCTCACCATTCTCAACGTAACACTTTCCGGCGCGTGGAAGCTGACTGCTATGCTGCATTGAGGTCTCCATGAGCAAAGGTAATGTTTTTGAGAATGATTGGCTCGCCCTAATCTTCAACGCGACGCCGATCCCGAACCTAGCGGACAATGCAAGTGCCGCTCCCCTCACTTCGCTCTACCTCTCCCTGCACACAGCGGATCCGGGGGAAGCGGGGGATCAATCCTCCTTCGAGTGTGCGTATGTGGGCTACGCTCGCGTGCCAGTCACCCGCGATGGAGCGGGTTGGATCGTCACTGCGAATTCTGTTAGCCCCGCGGCGAACATCGACTTCCCACCCGCAAGCGGAGGAGCCACGGTAGCTACATACGGTGCTATAGGGACATCACCTTCAGGTGCCGGGAAGATCCTCTACAAAGGCACGGTCACTCCAAACATCACGGTGTCGAGCGGTGTGACCCCAAGGCTCACAACCGGTTCCATCGTAACGGAGGACTAATGCCCGTTGCCCCCGCAGTAATGGTGGTTTCGGCCGCCAAATATGAACACCTAGCTTATGACATCGAAGAGGCGATGCGGGCAGCGATCCTCCAATGTCTCGCCTCCGGCGTGTCCCTCAACGATAGTGCCACCATCCGGAAGGCCATGCTCGATGCCCGACAGCGGGTGCTAAGGAGTCAAAATGTC